AGGTCATAGCGTCATCCTAAAAGGTCAGTGCCACCAATAAGTGACTGATTGATAATGAACACGGCTGCCCACCGTGCAGAGCCCTCGAGCGTGGTCTGCCAAAAGCCCGGCTCAACTGAATGGCGGATGGACTGCAAAAGCATGGGGACCGTAATCACATTGCCCGTGGGCGGTTTGACTTTCACGGTGATGCGCTCCATGAGCTCAAGATCCAAAGTTGGTTTCCAAATGTTTGCTGCATCTAAAACAACATCAATTGGTGAAAGCCGTGGATAGACCTGTCCGCCAAAACCTGTGGCAATGTTTGCTAGTGACTGAGCATTTGCCAACGTCAGCACCTGAGTGTCAATACTCATTGAAGCGTCTCCATAGGCGTTGACGCTGGTGGTGTTTTGCTGGTTGTAAACCCCACCTTGACTCATTGTCACATTCACCACGTTGCGCATGGAATCACCGTCTGGGCTGAGCTGCAGCGTGGTCCCCATGTCTGTGCCGCCGTCACCGTAGGTCACTTGAGAAACAATGCTCTTTGTCTGTGTGAACTGTTGTTGCTGATTAAACATTGTGACTGTTCCATTTTTTGAAACAAACAATGGGCCGCCCTCTGAGGCTGCAACCTTTCGAAGCTCTGGAGCCACAAACGGTGCGTCATCTGTGATGTCCAAAACACTGTTAACCGGTGAGGTAGCTGGTGACGTCAAAGCATTAGGAAACAATGAAAGAGCCATAATCCGCTGAAAGCGGGCGCTGGTAGTTTCCGCTAGTGCCACCGTGCTGTATTTGTAAATCTCTTGAAAAATAGATTGAGCAATGCCAGTGCTCCACACGATGACCTGTTGAACAGATCCCGTCCCAATGTTTACGTTTTCATCAAGAGCTACAACAATTCCTGCGCTGTTGGTTGTTGTTGTCGCAACTGCAATTCCGTCAATGTATAAAGCAATTGTGCGGGCTGAGCTATTCCAATCAAATGAAAACATACGAGCCATGCCTGCATCCCAGTTGGAAATATTTGTTGTTGCAATTTTGGTGTTGCCAAAAGTTGGTTCACTGATTTCCACAAAAAATTTGCCAGTGGTTGCTGAGTAACCCAAATAAAATGTGTGGTTGTAAATGTTGCCCTGCACAAATTGAGAGCTGCCGCTGCTCGAGCCGTCAGGCACAGCCCAGCATGAAACAGAAAAACTGCCCGGGCTGTTGTTGACATTTCCTAGTGAAGAGTTAGCGGCGTCAGATCCTGTGCCAGAAATAGAGTTGTTCACTAGACCCACCGCCAGCTGATTACCACTTGAGGCCGCCGTGGTAGTTGTCATGTTTAAGGGAAAACTGCCGTAGTCCCTTATCGTCTGAGCGCCTGTGAATGGGCTGATGGGCTCATCACATGGGTAGTAGTGGCGGGGGTTGGTGCTGAGAATGTAAGAGCGTGACCAGTCAGCTGGGAGTTGTTCAGATCCCAAAAGCTGGAGAGCGTCAAAACACGAAAGCGTCACGGAAGAATTTGTCCCTGCGTCCGTCCACTCGGGATTCCACCCGTCAATGAACCCACGGAACACGTCATGTGTTGTCGTGACTCCTGCCTCGATTGTTTGCGCTCTGATGCGAATCTGGCGCCGTGGTAGAAGCTTGCCGTAATACGGGCCCGTGGTGAAGTACGGGTCAAAGCGGCGGTCACGGTTGTTAAGCGTCACCGTGGCTGAGCCGTCAAAGTCTCCCCAATCGTCTGAGCGTCCCCGGTCAATGGTCATGTTCCAAACCCATTGGGTGACGGGTGTCCACGTGGGGTTCAGCTCATAGGGGCCGTGGTCAAATCCAATTTCAACAATTGGCGTGGGATAGGGCATTAGGCCGCTACTCCTGTGCGGCGCTGGTAGCGCTGCATCACTCTTTCAATTTCACGCCCGATGGCTACGGGGTCACCCACGCCTGTTTGGATCACAAAAGTATTGCCACCCATTGAGCCCATCTTGTCGAGAGGGATCACAGCCTCTGGACCCGCCTCGCCAATCAGCGCCAATTGAGGGCCCGTGACTATGCCGCCATTTGCGAGGGCAGGAATGTGGGGAATGTCAGGCGGGTTCACAGTCAAGCTCTTACCAAAGCCCAAAGGCACGTTGAATTCCAAAACATCATTGAAACCGTCAATGAGGGAGTTGAAGCCACCAATGGCTCCGTTGGCAATTGCTTTGCCTAATTTTTTTCCAAGATCAATGAAGCCGTCCAAAAGTTTTTTGCTGATACGCCCAAGAGCTGCGACAACTTCACCAATGCCAATAATCAGGCCCTTGATAATTTCGGGTCCGACTTCCTTAGCAAAACCAGCGAGCGCCACCAGCCACTCTGCAGCAATCTTTACGAGCTTTGGAAGAGCAACGGTGATGGCCCATTCAGCAATCTTGCCAATAAGCACTCCAAGCTCTTTGAGCATGGGAGCAATCTGAGGCTTGACCCAATTAACAAAAGCCTCGCCTAGCTCTTTTAATTTGTCCACGTACATGGGCAGACCAACATCCAAAAGCCAATTGGCGCCCGCTGCAATCAGCCTGCCTAGCTCTTTGATAAACGGCTTGACACGAGGCCCAACCCAATCCACCAGCGCCTGACCCATCTTCTGCAGGCTTGCTGCAAAGTCTTTGAGGCCGTCACCGGTCACCCATGCTTTGGCGTTGTCAAAATAGTTTTTAATTGTCTTTTGGAAACCGTTTTTGTCCACGGAATCTTGGAAGCTTTGGAATGCGGGAATGAGAGTGTTGACGGCGAAACCTGACACGGCGCTCATGGCTGGAAGTAGCGCTGATCCCAATCCCTCTTTGAGCTCATCCACGGCAACTTTGAACCGTTGGAATCTGCCAGCGGTGGTGTCTGCAGCGGTGGCTGCCGCCCCGCCAAATGTGTTTTCCAATGATTTGAAAACTTCATCTGCTGAAGCGCCAGCCTTGATGAGCTTTGCGGTTTCGGGGCTTAACTTTCGAAGCGCTCCAAACTGACCTGAGTACGCCATAGCAATTGCCTTGCTGGTGGCTGCCAATGGCTTTTGAGTTGCTGTGCTGATGTCTTGTGCCAGTGTCAAAAGCTTTTGTGCTTTGGTGACATCTTTGGTGGCTCGAGTTATCTGGGCGAGGGCTGGCCTCAAATCTGTGTCAGCGGTCCCCGTAGCCAAAGACACTGTGGTGATCCACTTTTCCACGGAAGCAATTTGTGCGTCAGTTGCCCCGGTTGTTTTTTGAAGTTGACGTGCAAGCTCTGCAGCTGCCTTTTCGTCCTCCATTGCGGCTTTGGCAAAATCCCAAGCAGCATAAGCAGCGGTTGCCAAACCAGCGGCGGCGGCAACGCCTGCCACTTTCATGGCCTTGCCCATCCTGTCTGAAGAATTCTTCAGTGATCCAAAAGCCTTTTCAGCTTGCTTGACGCCCTTGTCTGAGAACTGGGAAACAATGGGAATTCTGATACTCATTTAGGGAGGCTCCTCTGGGCTTTGTCTGCTTGCTTCATTATCCCATCAACTAGCTCTTTGACCTTGCGCATTACCTCATCAGAATGAGCGTCCCATGATTTCCAAATCACACGCCCGGGGAAGCCATATTTGGCGTCAAGGTTTCCACCCAAGTTTCCTTTGGTGGCCATTTCAAACAACGTGGACTGTGGGCCTTTCCAGCGAATAAAAAACGCTGAAAGGTTTTGAGTCATGCCATTGAAGAGCTTGGGTTTTTTGCCTGAAGTACCAGCTGCGATTCCACGGTCAGATTTCTTTGGATCCCACGGGAACATTTCCAGCCCGCTTTTGGTGGTCCACTTGCGCACGAAACCAGAGAGCGGTGGCTCTTGCGGGTTGCGTTGCCGTGCGTCTTTCACAACGGGCGCCACAATCTCTTTGAAGTCTTTGGTTATTTGACGGCGCAAAGCGGGGCTTACTTTGTTGATGTCACGCAAAGCCTCTTTGATTCCCTCAACTTCTAACGTGAAATTTGCGCTCATCTTTTGCGGCTTTCATTAATGATTCGAACAACTGTTGCAAGATCGTTCAAATCAAATTCGATGGCTGGGGGCCACCATCCGCAATTCACTAGCACTTGGGCTAGGAGGTGACGGTGGGTTCCCCCTGCGTAGGGTTTACGGTTTCCTCTTCCATGACCTCAATTTCCTGAATGGTCTTGAGGTAATCGTCAAACACGATTGGTGTTTCAATGCCTGCAGCTTTGGCGGATTCAAACGCTAAGAATGCCAGATCCTCCATGCCAATGCCCTCAGCAAGCTTGGAAGCTTTGGTCCGGTACTTGCGTTCCCAAAGCACGATGGTGTGCAAGTTGGTTGTCACGGTGTACGGGCCTGAGCCCGTGTCCACTTTCAATGTGAGTTTCATTTGGTCCCTTTCGTTGTTGGCTTTTTTAGGCCACTACCTCTGAATAGACACCGCCACGGAACACGATGTCCACCTGCGAAATCTCCCCGAGGCTCGTCTGGAGCACTGGTAGCGATTCGAGATACGCCCCTGTGAGCACCATCTCTGGATTCGTGGCTGATGCAGCAGCTGAGGTTGGCTTCACCTTGACGGTGGTGCGGGTTCCCACAAGAGCCTTGAGGCTTGCGTACACCTCTGATGCGCCGTAGGTCATGTAAAGCGAGACGGTCAATTCGTCATCTGCGAGCGTTGCGCCGTAGGTGCGTGATGTCTCGCCAAAGGCGGTGACATCGGCTGCAGTAATGTTTCGAGTCATTGTCGCTGCTGTGGCAAAGCCAGTGAGCAAAACGCTATTGACGGTCACGATGGGATTTGAGAGATATGTGGAAGTTGCCATGATGTTTAGTCCTCGCTCTTTGCGGTCTTGATTTCTTTGTCGGCCTTAATGAATCCGCCCTCGAGCAGAGCTTCAACATTGATGCCCTCTTCAGGATGGAATTCAGCGCCCGGTGTTCCCACCAGCTCGCTCACAATTGTGTATTTCATGCTGCTTGCGCTTTCACTCGGATTGTCAGATCGTATGCGGCGAGCTCTTGCCCGCCGATTGACAGACTAATAGGTGACCCGCTAGTCACGGCGACATTCTTTTGTAAAAGTTTGGCGCAAATGCTGAGCACGTTTCGCAAGGCGTCAAGGTTTGCTGGGCCGATTGTGATCACACGAATTGGGAATGTCATGTCCGCAATGTTTGCGTTGAACGCTTCAAAGCTTGGGGCGTCAATGAACACGCAAGGCGGGTTGATATTCCTGGGGTCTGTTACTACTCGTAAGCCCGTGATGGTTGCCAATGATGCAGAAATGTCATCAATAGTTTCGTTAAATAAATCTGTGTATGGCATCAGGCAACCTGTGGGCGGTTAATACCCAAGAGCTGCATGATCATGGGAGTGATTCCGCTGGCGGGTGGGATGCCCATCCCGTCAAATGATGCAAGCGTGTTGAATGCTCCACGCTGCCTGAAATAGGCGGCTCCAACCATGATTGTCCCTAAAGAAACATCACCGGACGGGACTACGGAAAGCGAATCGGTGTACCCGCTCTCGGATCTGCGGCGATAGGCGAAAGCGTTTGCCGCTGCCGCACACTGCACTAGGAATGCTCCATCTCCAGCGCCCGTGAGCTCTAATCCCAGATAATCCTCGATTTGTCCATCACTCACCCACGTGCAAGTGGGCGTGAAAGTCAAAGTGCCTGTTGAGTTTGTGGTGCCACGCTCGAGGTCATCGCCCACGTCATAAAACAAAACCTGATTTGGGATTGGTGTACCTGCGTCAAAAAGCAAGTCACCTTGCGAGTCAACGCCGATAAACAAATACTGCGGGCAGGCATACGCAACGTGTGTTCCATTGAGGCCGTGCCCCAGTGACGCCAGCGTGAATGTTTGTCCCGGATTGATATCCGTATCCGTCAACGTCTGGACAACTGCGTAGTCATCCAAACGCTGATGGAAAGTAACGGTAAAGACCGCCATAGCGGGCCCCTAACTAGGCGATAGCAATGGACTTGACTTGATCGCCGTCAGCGATGAATGTCGAGACATAACCATAGTAAGAGAATGTGCGGCCCAATGTGCTCGGTACTTCAACCGACATAATGCCACGGATCTGCTCATAGAACTCGATAGCAGAACCACGAGCTACCACCATGGTGTTATCGGCAAATCCTCTGTCCACGACCAAATTCAAGCCCAGTGGGTTAAATGTGTTCATCATGGTCACGTTTGCGCTGCCCATTCCGTTCACACCCATGAGGCCTGCGGCGCCCGTGTATGGGAAAATTGGACGCTTGTCGACATCCAACTGGCTGCCCAATTTTTTCCATACGTCTGGGCTGACAAAAATGTGGTCAGGCAAGAAGTTGGTTGCTGCAAGAATGTCTGTTGCTGCGTCATACAGTGCAGCAATCAACGATGTTGGATCGTTTGCTGTGACTGTCCAAGTAGATCCTGATGCGGTGTCGCCAGCAAGGATTCCTGCACAAGCAACTGCGTCTGACTGCAACATGTACTGTCCAGCGAGGTCTTGCAAAATAATTTGCATTGCGGCTGGCGAAGTGAAGTCAATGTCCTGCACTGAAAGGGTGACCTGTCCAGCGAGAGTGGTCTTTGTGACCACATTGCTTGCAATTACTGGGGTGGTTGCGGATACGCCACCGAGCTCAGAACCTTGAGAACCTACGCTCGGATGGGTCGTCCAAGTTGGGCGAATAAAGGTCTTGGACGTTCCGCCGTCTGGCATAGCCCTTGCGCCAACTGCTGAAACGACTGGTCTGATGTAGTTGAGATCCGTGAACACGGGACCGAGCACGTTGACATTCAAGAGGCCCGGCGTGTCAGTGGTGGTTGAATCGCCAGCGGCGGCTTGAAGCGCTGTGCGCTTTGAAGCAGCTGCAATTGAGAATGCTTCATTTACCTTGCGGAATGTGTCGCCACCAATGTGGTATGCAGCGAGATATTCGGCTGCTGATGGCATTGCAAATTCACGCTTTGGCTGTGCGTGGATTGGTGCGGTTGGAATGATTGCTGATGCTTCTACTGCTTCAGCTGGTGCTGGTGTTGCTTCCACGGTTGTCTCCTCTGATGAATCTTCTGTGGGTTCTGTTGGGGTGTCGGTTGTGTCTGCTTGTGCTGCCACTTCCGTGATGGTAGCACCAGCGAATGCTGGAATGGGGACAAGTGAGAGCTCACGCCAAATGGCGGACTCAATAATCATTCGTCCCTCAGAATCGGTTTTGGCTGCAACTATGTCCACGCCTACGGAAACGTCCATCACTCCATCAGCCGCAAGAGTCAAGGCTTCATCCCCAAGAGCCGTTGCTGAAATCTTCATGGACGCCAACATTGCGTCTGGAGTATCGAGCCTTTCAACAACACGGCCAATGACTTTGGTGCTGTCGTGGTACATAAACACTCGAGGGTCTTTGCCGTCAATGGGAAGTGAGCCCGGCTTAAACATGACCTGCTCGCCTCCACTTACTGTGGCCCACACGTTGTATGGGACCGCTATGGCGTCAATCCTGCGCTCACCTGCGCTATCGCCTGCAGCTGCTGTGACGGTGATTTGGTCAGTGGTTAAACGAATCATGATCCCAATTCCTCCT